ATGTCGAGGTCCTCGAATGTGATCTCCCACAACACCTTGCTCTCATCAATTCCAGCGAACCGCGCATACTCCGTCCGAACGAAACGGTTGAACCTATCGGCGAGCACGGTCTGAGACGGGGCCACCACCGCGTCCTTATAGATCCGGTTGACCGAGGCAGACACGTTGCCGCCGAGGAATCCGCGCATCACCGTGCCCAGCCGGTCAGGCGGCATCCTGTGGCCCACTAGGATATTCCTGTCAGTGACGTCGAGCAACCGCGTAAAGTGCAGGTCGTTCTGGACAGCCGTCATCCGCTCGATATGGACAGCCGCCTTGTCGCCCACCAGCGGAATCAAGAGGTTGCGATGGGGATCCTTGTGGGACGTCTTCAACGCCTCCTCGAGCTCGTCCATCGTGCTGTCGACCTCCTCCTCAGCGAGGCCTGACACGGTGATGATGTAACGCGGCTCACGAGCGTTGCTGAAGAACTTGATATTGTAATCCCTGGCCGCCGTTGAGAGGGTGATCCAGCCTATGGCTGAAATGTAGTTCGGGATCCCATACCAGCTCGACCTCCGCGACGGCTTGGCAAACACCAGCATCTCGTTCGCCAGCTTTTCAGGATTGGTCCCCTCGGGCGCCCGCCTTCCGTTGGCCAGCAAGAGCGGAGTAGTCTCAAGGTCCATTCCCCACTTCTTGAACCAGGCGTGCCGGGAATCTCTGATCTGGATAAGCCGGAGCTTATCGGCATGGGCCCTGATCGTGTGCGCTGGAACGTGATAGATCTTCCCGACCTTTCCACCGGGCTCGCGGGCGACCTCGAACATCCCCCACCCGGTAGTCTCAGAGTCGAGCACCACCGCCTGGAGGAGCTCGATGATCGTCTGTTGGTCGGTCAGGTCATCCAGCCACTTTTCGATGGCCGCCTTCTGCACGTCGTCTTCCTCGTCAGTCAACGGCACGAACTTCGGACCGGCTCCGACGATGTCCATGGCCTTCTGCTCAAGGGCGGCAGCATGGACGGGGTTCGTCTCAGCGAGCAGCACGAGCTGTTCAAGACTATATGGCGGCTTCCTGATCTTGGTGCCATAGCCGCCTAGTTCACTGAACGGATCCTCCGTCAACTGCTTTGTGGGAAAGTCGAACAGCGCCGTTAGGTCGTCCGAAGGACCCCCGAACATCCTCACCTTGAAGATCCGAGTCCTCTCGCCCTCTGTTGCTGCACCCTTCTTTTCCATCGAAACCCCCTTGAACCTCTATATTATACCCTAACCAGCTCGTCTAAAACGTTCGAATCCCCCTCACAACCCTCGTTTTTGGCTTCTTTGGAATCGCCACTTGACAAGCTAGAGCTAGGGCCACCAGTTCATCCGGTGGATGCTCTGATCCGTATAGATCCTCCCTCTGTACTGAGCGGTGGATGCCCATTAGCGACTCGAACCTAGGCAACTGAATGCTCCCGTCCTCCACGCTCTTCTCATAATCAAGGAAGAGCTTCGCCCTCGAAGCCCCCGTGATAATGAACGGGGTGGCCTTCTTCTGCCCCGTCAGATAGGCGTCAACCACATCACCAATTCCCGTCGCATCATGAATGGCCCTTCCCGGATACCTGTCAACCCTCTCATTGAAGTGGTCGATCACCTTCTGCCACGGCTGTCTAAAGAACCTGGCCCAAGCCACCAGCCGTGGAGCAACATTGGCGTCATACCGGACAGTGGCTATAACCGAAAGATCGGTCTTTCGTCCCCAGTCAGCCGACGTAACGTATTCACCTATCTCCACTGGCTGCTCAAGCTCGATGTATGTGTTCAGCGTGTCAGACACGTCTCTCTTGCCTACGAACAGCTTGTTGTAAACCTCTGAGCTGAACACCGATCCGCCCTCCTGCGGAAGCTCAAGGTCATATTCCACACGCCACATCCTGGACGTTACTTCCTGCTTTTTCTGCTCGATGTTTTCAGGCAACAACCACGTCCCCGGGGACTTCGGATCAACCAACGTCTCCCGATAGCACCACTCACGCACCGGCCATCCAAACATCGCCGCTCGGCGGAGGAGCTCCGTCATCGTCCCTGTTTCATAATGGTGTGTTGAGGCGAAAGTCGTTTGGGCCGGGCGCTGGAGATCAGTCGTCATCGTCTGCCCCATCGCAGCATCGATGATCTTCAGGTCCATTTCATCCGCCTCGTCCATGCGAAGCCGCTGTGGGTGAGGCCCTCTGGCCGCCTTCGTAGAGGCTGTTATGGCCTGCATCTCGTTGCCGGCCCTTGTCGATGTCTTGGTGATCAACGGCTCATCCCTGAGCAGATACTCCGGCGACTGCACAACCACCTGGTCGGCCTTGGTCAAATCCTCCATGCACTCAATACAGTTGAGCGCGTCCCAGTAGTTAAGGCGCTGGCACCTAGGGCATATAGGAGCGAGCTTCCGATGGTTCCACGCCATCCTTGACACACGGTGGGCCCTCGCTGACTGCTCGCCTGATCCTCCGAGCAACACAACGTCGAACCCGCCTATCAACTCCATAAGCGATAGAGCAGCCATCGCCGTTGTCTTTCCTGAGAAGCCCCGGGATGCCTTCCATATCGTGACAGGATGCTCAGCAAAGTAGGCCTCGGCGACCGCTTCGAATGGGGATATATGCCCAGGACAAACTGCCTTGTCTGGAAACTCCAGTCCGAAGAGCATCTTCAACTGCCAAGCCAGCTCGGCCCTTGTCGTCGGACGCCTGTATACACCGCCGTCCTGACCCCACTGAAGAGTGGCCATGGACGGACTTCGCCTGGAAGTTTCCTCCGTGTCGTTCATAGACTCCGTTTTTCCACCTCTACAGAACGGAGATCTGGCGAGTTTTTCATCAGACTAGTGTATCCCCTAACCTGCCGTCCCGTTGAACCTAGTCATTTTATCAGATCTCCGAGCAATTCAACTTTAACTATCACGCCAATCCAGTGCCCGAGCAGCCCATCGGAGTATCCCTTCCACGAGTGCTTGTGCGTTACCTGAGCGTCGTCGACATAGATCACCCCTGTCATGGCATCGACCACATTTCGCTCGAGCTTATCGAGGTCCCCGTCACGGCGGCCTATCGGCTCTGTCCTCTCGGTCGTCTTAAACCGCGGAAGGTAGAACTGGAACTCCAATTTGACAGGACCGGCGTGCAGCAACAAACTAGCAAACTCGGCGTTCTCCGGGAGCTCCGTCAACTGCCGCTTTATGACGTCCTTCACCTGCCGTTCCCATGTTACGGAGGCCCGCGAGCGGTGAACGAACATCCTCCCTGTCTTCGTCATCCCAGGAGTCAGCGAACCCTTAGTCCGCGGAGGACCCGCGATCCTGAACTGGGCTTTCCTCTGCATAGCTGCTACGACAATGCCCCGGGAAGCTCAGCGTCTGCTGGCATGGCCGGCAGGTTGCACAGCGTCCTAACGTAGAGCATCTCACGCACGGCCAGCGCCACCAGCCGCGGCTCGCCCGTCAGAATCAACCCCGACCACCGCGCCACCAGCGCCGCCTTCGTTAGCTTTGCCTCTGTTGCCTTGTCCATGTCTTCTGATTCCTCCCTGAAGTAGTTAAGGTCGACCGAATATCCAGACACGTCAGTCGTCCCCTTAAACTGCTTCATCCGGCAAGCATCCCAGCCACCGAACCTATCAAACTCCAGATTAGCCACCCCGTCATAGTCAGCCACCCACAGTGGCCAACAGGAGAAGTCCGTGGTGTCGTTAGTGTTTGGCCGCCACCACCAGGCCCCTGTGTAGAGCCCTATCATTCCGGATCCCCATCGCGCCGCCGCCGTGTTCATGCACTCATGGATCCACAGCACGACCAACGACTGCCAGGAATACCCTCCCGGGAGCGTATCACCGTCCTCAAAGTCAAGCCACATGAACTTGACGGGAAGCCCCTCTATCGCCAGGCTGACCCAGTCAAGCCGCAGTTTAGGATCCTCGTCGTAGTATAGGAAGACATAGACCTCGACCTCCATGCCGCCGGCGACAGCAGCCCGAAGTTGTCTAGACGCCAACGCCCAGTCACGCCCTACTCCTACGATGACCTTTCGGATACCAAGATCCCACCACTTGCGAACGGTTACTCCATCGAGCTCCCCTCCGTAGTTGCTGAGGTCTAGAGCTAGTCCCTCAAACAGCACGTGCCCCGCCTTCTGTTAGTAGACGCCAGCGTCGCGCAAATACTTGTCGGCGGCCACGATCGCCGCTGTCACCATCAGAGTCACGACAGTCGCCAGGTCGGCGAGCGTGAGGGTCCCGGTTGTTGCATACTTGACCAACGCCCCCATGCCCACGGCAAGAG